TAAATTTATAATCAGATCCACTGGCAGCACTTGCTTGTTCGCTGAAATCAAATTGTTTCTGTACCTGCTCGCCAACAAGTTTTGCTACCTCTCCAGTAGCATCATCACGCACATTACAACTCACTGCTTGCCAACTTGGTTTGCCAGCTAGATAAACTGTGCTGTTGTATATAGGTATAGTAATTTCCTGAAACTGAACCTGTGGTCTAGAAAAATCAATAACCTGTTTGGTTAGTTCGGTAGTTAGTGCACTTACTCCGAAATTTTCAAATAGAATTCTAAATCTGTAGGACAATTTTGGCATAAGCAAACCCTGTGGGTTCGCTGCACCATCACTAGCCGTTGGAACTGACATTCTTGATATTGAACTGAAAGCCATTTTAATGTATCTCCTTAAACTTATTTATCATTGGTGGAGGGTCAAATTTGACCCTCCGTCCAATTAGCCGTTTTGTCCTAACCCAGCAATTTCACCAGTATTCAATATACGAACAGGCACGTAAATAAATTCAGCGGCCTTAGTTGGCTCAATTGCTACATCCACCCACAATTCATTCCTGTCAATTCTTGCAGGAGTATTATTGCTTTCATCACAAACGACAATGTAATCATATACACCACGCTTTGACTGTATGTCCGCTAGTAGTGTTTGAACTACACCACGTGCTTGATTACGAGTTATATCGTCATTTGGTTCAAAAATGAATGGACGTAATGCTATTTGTAGATTATAACGTAGATAACATATTAATCTTGCTACGTTTGTTCTATCAAGTGCACTCTGGCTGTCAAAACTATTCTTATTACCATAATTCAATAAACCGATATTGGTAAAATACGCTATAGGATTAATGAAGTTTGAGTACTCAACATCACGCAATTGAACACGATTTTTTGTTACTACGAACTCACCGCTGGCAGAATCAATATAACCTATATTAGAGGCGTTATCAATTGTACCTCTACGTTGACCTGCTGGTGCAAACCATGGATATGCAACGGTATCATTGTAGATCATTGTACGTAGGATCATATGGCTTGGTGGTATTACTACTTCTGAACCAGACAAGTCTGTGGTTATACCACTAGGATAGTATAGACCCATAAAAGTATTTCTAGTTACTAAGCCATCTTCACCTGTTGATGTTGCGTTTTCTGCATTAATTGCCCAATTTACAATGTCGTTTGCATTATCAGCAAGACGCATTGGAGTATCACCTATAATGTAGGCTGTTTCATTTCTATCATTATTAAGTGTTATCATGGCTGGTTGCAACTCAGCATAGTTTGGAGCTGTTATCAGATTAAAGAAAGTATCTTCTTCACGTATCTGCTGATTTGTATTAACTGCTGAAATCATTGATGCTACAACCATAGCACGTTGTGCTTTTCTACCCATATTAGGGGCACCATTAGCATATGTGGCAGGATCTCCTACAATAACTGCGCCTTGATATGCGGAACCGTTTCCAACATTACCACTAACACTTACCCATGCATTGGTTTCAGTTGGTAGAGTTTCATCTGGGAAATTAGTTGCACTAAAGTAGTTTGACCTATACTGCTTAACATTGTATCCACTACGGCGTGTATTGAACAGTAATGTCCCCTGTGGAAACAGTGCTGGATCAGGAGCATCAAGATCCAGGTAGTTGCTAGTTAATAAACTTGTAATTGATGGTATTGGATCATATACAGGATCAACATTACCGGCAGTTGCCCACCGGGCATCGGCAAATACTATACCATTTTCTGTAAGTTGATCCGTATTATCAATTAATACCCATTGATCAACACCATCAACACTCTCCCAACGGCTAATTACTGGATAGTTCTCTAAATCATTAGTGTCAATCCAAAGATCACCATACACAAGTGCTGTACCATCTGATTGTGAGGTTGGTACAGTTGCACTTAGTATTGGACCCGCGGGATCAGTATCAAAAGATCCAGTGCTTTGTGGTAAACCGTTACTTGCATAACTTACATTCTTATAACCCCTCCAGTTACCACCATAATTTGTCATTATATCAACTTGATTAATAACACTGTAGTACCAATTAGTTCCATTTACGGGATATACTGTAGGTGCAACTAGATTTGGAACATATGAAAGTGGATACCAATTTGACAGTAATACACTGTAAGATGGGGTAGTGATACCATCAATCCATTCAACATTTCCTAAACCGGTTGTTATATCTGAGCCAGTTACCGCTAGCACTTTAACTTCTATGCCATTTGATAGGGTTAGTACATCACCGACTGCATATGTACCGCCTGTTCCGCCGTTGGTGACGTTGATGCTATCTACATTAAATCCAGTGGATGTTACAGTAAATATTGCTCCTGTACCACTGCCAGTAGTTGCAGTTTGCGTTACGCCAGTATCGGCTACAGTTTTATATGGTCCCCATTTTGCACCTGGAGTGCAATCACCAACAGTTGTTCCTATTAGAAATCCTGCCTCCGTTACTGCACTGTTAGCAACGCCACCATCATCTAGTATTATTACACCACCTTCAGTGTGTGTTAATACTATTGCCCCAGTTGTTGACACCGACGCTGTGGTGTAGGGTATATTAGCGGCAGTCCATGCTGTCACAAAATCAGTAGCATCATCACCAGAAGTTAAACTAACGGTGTATGCACTTGACAGTGTTGCTGTACCTGGCTCTGAAACATAAACATCAAAACTGGTAGTAGCAAAAGAGGGTGCAGTTTCATCACCAACAAACACAGCGGCGCCAGTTGCTGCCCTGCGGTACAATTGTATTGGTGAATTTGAAGGTTGTGCTCCACCAGCATACTGTGCATATAGGGTTCCTATAGCGATGTTTTTACCACCAGCAGAATCTAATGAGGCAGTAATTGTCCAATCATTTGTTGATAATGGGCATGATTCAGATATAAATGTCGCGGTGCCTTCGCTATATCGGCTCATTACTAGATTGGTACCACCATTAGCAGCATTTGTTTTTATCCAGACGCTACCAGTAGGTCTTGGTTGAGCATCGGTGCTCCTCCATGATGGCTGTTGTGCGTTTGTTCCATAAAATAATCCCGGTGCATAGTATTGCCCTGGAGTTATACCAAGATCAGCAAGTGGAGTGCCAGAAAGTGTTACTACACTGCTAGCTGTGGTAGTACCACTCTCTGCTGCGCCCGTCTGTGCATATGTAAATTGGGTTGTACTTGTTACTGTTATAGGCGTGAATGTGCCATTAAATGATGTAGCACCACCAGTTACACCAGCAATATCAACAGACATGCCATTGCTTAATCCATGTGGATCTACTGTATCTACTGTAACTACGTTTGATCCGTCACGGGCAATAGTTGCTATTTCAACTTCATAATCTGCTATTGTAACAGGTGATTCAATAGAGGAGTAAATTTCTAATTTATCGTTTACTACGTCGGCTGTCACAAAAGGTAGATTAAGAGCATTTATATCGCCAGCAACATCGGCTGCTGTTGTTCCACTGCATACAACATACTCGCCCTCTAATATGAAGATATCACCTGTAACCACTGTGGGATTAGAAGTAACACCCTGAATTGTTGCCCAATTTTTTCTCCAATACATGCTACCTAATTCAATCCAGGTATTGTATAATGGATCCAATGGATTATTTCCTATTTTATACCAATAGGTATCATATGTATTTGGCTGTGCTGCTACTGTTAGATTAAATGTGTCAGTAACAAATGAAACTGCATAATCTCCTATGTTGCCAATAGATGATTTTGGTTGACCTGTTGTAGTATCAATCATATCATCAGTGTCATTTATGAACAGTGGTATCTTATTTGTGAATAAGCCAGTACTTTGATTGAATTCAAATATACCCCATGTCGTCTGACTAGCATTTAGCCAGTAAGTACCATCAGCTGGTGCGCCACTTGGTCTACCAGTTCTACCCACCAATGAAGCAAGGTCAATATCAGCACGTAGGACGTAACATAGATTAGTTGTTCCAAGAACACTATAGGCGGCTAGTAGGCCATATTCATTTAGTTCATAACCTTGTAGGGATGTGCCATTAGTGGTTTTATAGAAGAATGGATTACCATATAGTGTTACTAGATCACGCTGGCTAGTAACCCTGTATAACTTATTAGCATTGGCAGCAGTAGTTGCAACTGCTATGCCAGTTCCGGCTGCGTTTGCTTTGTTTTCAGCCGTAGCAAGAACAATAAGTGGTACAGAGGCAGGTGCAGCAGGTAGATACTGACTCTGATCAATAATAGTTACTTCTACGCCGGGTGAGACAAGTGCCATAATTTTTTCCCTTCATTATTAAATAGGTGATTAGCATTTTTTATCACTAAGACTATTTATTAAAATCAGTGAAAAAAACGCCCTAACACCTCTACTAGTAGAGTTACTAAATAGGGGTATGCTTAGACCCGTATGTAAAGTGTGTGGTAAAAATCCAAGGGCACCTGCCTACTACCGTAATAACAAAAGATATTACAGATCACGGTGTACCTTTTGCATTTCAAAGAATAAAAAAATTAAACCCCCTGAACCTAAATGGAGGCTCAAGGGGTACAATAAAAAATCAACCTGTGATATTTGTGGTTTTAAATCATTGTATTCTAGCCAAATAACAGTCTACCACATTGACGGTGATCTTAATAACTGTGATCTTACTAATCTACGCAGTATATGCCTATGTTGTGTTGAGGTTGTTAAACGTAGATACTTTACTTGGCGGCCTGGTGTAATTGAACCAGATCATTAATAGTACGGTGTAATTCATCAATAGTACCATCATTATTAATATGATAGTCATAATCTAACCCCACACTACTGTACTCACTAGCATGTACTCCAGATTTTGAAAGTTTATTTCTAGCAAGAGCCCAGCCTATATGTCCAGGACCCTTGGCAAAATCTATCGCGGTATCATACCAGTCAGGCTTTGCCCCACGGTGCACCCGGACTGTAACCCCGCCAGCCGCCTTGATTGCATTCAATTCATTAGGAAAGCGGCAGTCAGTAATTACTATATTGTCTGTTGTTTGCCTTAGTTTATTTTCTACACTAGCAACCCATATGTCTTTATGAAAACCATCCCGGCACACTTCAGTGCCCCACACCTGTAGGATTTTCCGTGGTGTTACCCTGAAACCCAACCGAGTAGTCCACCATTCATCAGTCTTTTCCCGCCACGTACGGCTAGACGTGGTTATGCCCTCTAACATCTCTCTATCCCAGCCAAAAATCACCGACACTGCATCTTTAAGACTGCCAGCAAAACTTAGCCGCCGAAAGCCATGTTCTGTGCATAGGTAGTCTGCTATGGTGTCCTTGCCACTACCGATTAATCCTGTAATTCCTATAATCATAGGTTTTCTCCCCTACTTGATTATACTAAAAACACGGGGGTTATTGTAATAGAATGGTAATATATCAACCGATTATAAAGGTAATGGGCTGGGAACCATCTACGTAACGCTTCAATTCATCTTCTAATTGCACAAACATTTCCTTTGCTTCTGCCTTCATTGCTGCACCATTTAAACTGGAGCCACCACCTGGTCCTGCAATTGTGCCATATTTTTCACGTGCTTCGCCTATA